GTGCTACGATGATAAGTTCCGATAGGAACAACCAGAGCACCACTCTTACGGTTCAAATGAACAATATGATATGGAAACTTCCAATCAAAGTTCACGAGTTCAAACGTTCTTTCTCCTGAGAGGACACGATTATGGTCCACTTGATGGTGGTGGATGTAGAACTGCTTAGCCCCGATGATATCATCTGGTGGTGAAATTGCTGGTCCTTCATGTACAACAAGATCAGATGCGTTTGAGTCATCTACTGAAATATCATAAAAGATAACGGAAGGTGTTTCGCGAAATACGCGATGCTTTCTGTACTGAACACTCATAATTAAATCCACTCAGGTTTACGACTTGGAATACGGAGATAGTTGTCCTTTACCCAAGGTTTAGATGCAATATACCGCTTGTAAGCAGTAAACGTATCTATTGTATCATCATATTTAAATTCATCTGGCATAGCACGGGCAAAATTATCAGCCATAGAATAACAGGTGATTGCTTTGCCTGTCATGCGATGAAATAGTTTTTTAGACTCAAATAAAGTCTTGTTGCAAGAATGCACTTTATCATACCTGTTTTGGTATTCATCCGCAAGACAACATCCATGATGGATCAACCAAGCAGTATTGTAAATATTTGCTGCTGCCCATTTAGTTGATGGGTGGTTGCGAAAAGAACCTTTCTTTGTATTGTAAGGTTCTCCAGTCATCCTGTGGATTTCGCCCCAATCATAATACCATTTTGAAAAAATGATAGAAAGCATTTGACAGCACTCAAGCGGCATCTTGACAATATGCTTGTCAGGAAGAACTTGAGCGGACTTCTGGGGGCACTGGTCAGTCGCAAAGATGTTCATAGAATGTCCCTTGGTATAAACCAGTATGACACAAGTTGCCACCTTTTGCCAAGGAGATATGCCTGATAAAAATCTGTCACATCCCTAAAAGAATTACGGTACTCCTTAGGATAAATCGTAAGACTCATCACTATAAAAATTATAACATGGAATACGTTGCTAGCGGGGTGATGACCCAATTGAAATCCAAGCAGCTTTGCTTCATCATTTATAGAAAAACCCAACCCGAAATGAATATGCAATTCATCGTGCAGATCGGTATCTTCACCAATTCCTGGTATCCAGTTTTCTAAAAATTGAATATAAGGATCGGGTTCCATGATTAAAAACAGAATTCGATAATTTTTTCACCGACTGCTTGGGGTCTATCTTCGTAAGATTGTGCTTCGAGTTCACTGTCAGTGGTGTAATCATCACTTACAGAACCAGGAGCATAATAATTCTTACAGAACTGTGCTGCGTGAAGTGCTTCGTGATCTACCGTCCTATTGATTTCCACAATTGCACGTGCTCCAGAAAAATGTTCTTTAAGTACTTCTGTGCAGATAACAATTTCAATAGTTTGAGTTGAAGGTATAGAAAACGTAAATCCAGCATACTTACTGCCACGTTCCCTACAAACTGGTTTGTCTTCAACAATTTCAATACCTGCCACTTCCAGCAGTTTGAGAATGGTTTCTCTTTCGGGAGTAAGATAGGCTTCCATATCAATCAAGCATAGATTTTTCTTGTTTTGCAAGTTTGAAGTACATCTTATAATAACGTCCTTTGATTTCCTCAAGAGTGTTCATATCCTTCTCAAATCCCAAATACTTCAGCATTTGATAGGCACTTTCCAACTCACTGATTACTCGAAGAACATTTGTCGAATGTACTTCCATACCACCAAAGACATACTTCCTAGAGTCATCTTCAATGAATTGAATGTGTTCTTCTGGGAAGTTCACAATTAATTGTCGTTTGTCTTCAGTCATACTCGTCTCGCATTACCACATCGTTTTGCACTTGGATATTGTGCTTCAAACACTTTGTTTGCATAGACTTGAGAATCTGCCTCAACAGTTGCTTTGTGGTATTTTGCACCTGTTGTAGGCAGTCTGTAAGTGATTTCCCAAGTTGCCATGATCAACTAAAAGTGCTGTCAGGTTCCAGAGCAATATAATACTTGAGATTATATTTGGTGTTTGTGAATTCAGAAAGAAGTTTGGAAGAAATCACAACATCATATGCACCAGGGATAATTCGAATGTTTTCAACCTTGAAGTTGAAAGTAAACTCCTTATCAGTTTCACCAACCACGATTGCATATTCGTTGGAAGTATCGTTCTTCTTGTCGCGAACAACCAGCTTGATAACACCTGCTTCACCAACGGCAGACAGATCAGGCAGTTGATAGACTTGTGCTGCCTTAATCAGTTTCTCAAGAGATCCACTATCCAGTTGGAAAGAAACATCTTCAGATGGAAGATTGATGTCTTTCTCAGGAGGAGAGATGATGACGTTAGGATCAGCATAGAAATACTTGACGCGACGCTTACCTTCTTTGATGCTGAGATAAGATGCCTCAGTGAAGTCCAGGTCAGGATCTTGATGCAGACTCAATCCATTCAGGAACTGATTGAGATCATAAACAGCAAAATCGCGAGGAAATTCTTCTTTAATGTCTGCCTCAGCAAGAATATTCTTAGCAACAGAAATAGTGCGGAGACGATTACCCTCTTTCACCAGAATAGAATTATTGATGCTGGCAAAGTTTTTGAGGATGGTCAGGGTGTTGTCAGAGAGTTTCATTTTTTGGTCGTTCATAATCATTGAGGGTAGGTTTCACGCTTTGCATTCTTGTCGTTGAAGTGCATAAGAAGAACTGCATAATGCAGGATCTTCATGATATCACGACGTGCAGTGCCTTTCTTGTCATAACGAGAAGCGTATTTGAGGATGTTGGATCGGCAGAATGCTTCACCATCACCACAAGCTTCAATTAGATCAAGTGTTTGAATTTTATCATCACCAGCGGAATAGTGCTGATTGTATGTGCCAGTAATATATTCTTGCAACTCTTTGAGGATTTGATCCTCATCATATTTGTATCGTCGATTTTCAGTCATAGATGGTAGATCAATATTTGATGAATGGTTTTGATCGTCAAGAGTCAGGTTAAACTGACTATCAGAATAAGGGTACTCGTCCATTTTTAGAAGTTCGTCGTAGAGTAGAGACCATGCGTTCACCATATTATATCAGGATTGCTCCTCCTCGTCAACGGGCATATCGAAATCAACATCAACCTTGTCATACAGTTCAAGGAATGCTTGCTTGGTTTCGTCATCAAAACGATTGACGCAAACCTGAATTGCCTTTGCCTTATTGTTGAAGATGCTATATGCCTTCACAATATGAACCAGACGACGGGTGCTGATGATTTCTTCAATACCACCATCGTAGAAGGTCTTACGGATGATGTCAGCCCAGTCAACAAGACGGGAGCAGAAATCTTCATCAACACAGAGTTTCGTCAGGATGTTCTTTTCTTGAGCGGGAGTTGGATATTCTTGCTCAAGGGTGACAGGGAACCTTTCCAAGAAGGCTTCGTTGAGCACATTAGTACCAATGAATCGTCCATCTTCTGATCCCTTACCCTTAGTGTTGGCAGTTGCGAAGATCTGGAAACCATCCTTGGGTGCAACATACTTGCCAATTTTCTTGAGGAAAACCCCTTTGCCTTCGAGGATGGACTGAAGACATAGGATCTTGTTGGAGGCAAGGTCGATTTCGTCAAGAAGCAAAACTGCTCCCCGCTGGAGGGCTTCAATAACGGGTCCGTTATGCCAGACGGTTTCTCCATTAACAAGACGGAAACCGCCAATAAGATCGTCTTCATCAGTCTCAATTGTAATGTTTACACGGATCAGTTCCCGTCCGAGTTGGGCACACGCTTGCTCCACCGAGAACGTTTTACCGTTTCCAGATAGTCCAGTAATAAACGTTGGGTAGAATAGACCGGACTGAATAATCTTTTTAATATCAGCAAAGTTGCCAAAGCGGACGAAGGTATCATCTTTCTTAGGAATCAAATTTTGTTCAACGGCAGGCATTGCTGCAGGAGCACTGTAAGATACTTCCAGTTCTTGCACAGTCTCTTTTGTTACTTCAAGATTCCACTTACCATGACCAACTTTGTAATCAGAGAGTTTTTTAGTAACCGTTTGATAACTGGTATCATTCATACGGCACCAGGCTTTGATATCTCCACTGGT